GTTAGTCCAGGATTAGGTACACAAAGGCATAATTGGATTGGCATGAAAAAGAAAGAACCAACTGGCATCAAAAAACAATTAGCAGAATTATTCCCACACTTACGAGATGATGAATTAGAAGTATTAACTAAAATTAATACTAAAAAAGATTTAGATGAATACCGAAAAAATCTTGGACAAGATGTTAAAAAATGAAATATACCTGTCAGTACTGTAAAAAAGAATTTATCAAAGAAACATCACTAACTGTACATAGTTGTGAACCTAGACGTCGCCGGCAAGAACAAAACGAAGCTGGTGTACGTTTAGGATTTCATGCTTATATAAAATTTTATGAACTAACACAAGGCAGTGCTCGACTAAAAACATTTGACGATTTTGCTGAAAGTCCTTATTACAAGGCATTTGTAAAGTTTGGTCGTTATTGTGTGTCAATAAAAGCTATCAATCCAGCTAGGTTTACAGAATGGGTACTTAAACAAAATAAAAAAATAGACTACTGGTGTAAAGACAGTGTATATGAAGAATATTTAACTTACTATTTACAACTAGAAACCATGGAAGATGCGGTAGCAAGAGCGATAGAACACAGTATCGATTGGGCAGAAGAAAAAGAATCAAGTCCACAAGATTACTTGAGATATGGTAATCATAATGCCATTGTATATGCTGTAACTGCTGGACGCATTAGTCCTTGGGTATTGTATAACTGTGAGTCGGGTCAACAGTTTTTGTCGAACATAAATGAACAAGAACAAACACTTTTATGGCCTTATATAGATCCAGATGTATGGCAGAAAAAATTAAAAGAAGATCCGGCAAATAGGATACAGGCGCAGGAATTATTAAAACAGGCAGGTTGGTAATGAGTGCTGATATTGATTTAGACTTAGCTGACAGAGATCAATTAATTAAACTTATTGATGTAACGGCCGCACGACAGCTACATCAAGGACAAGCGAGACGACACAATAGCGGAGTATATCCAACAGATATTCCATATGATCCTATTAATGATTGTGCTACCCTTGACTATGAAGAAGCAGAAGAACTGGGATATTTTAAAATTGATTTGCTTAATATGTCAGTATATCAATTGATAAAAAGCCCAGAACACTACGAAGAAATCATCGCAAAAACTCCTGATTGGTCAAGACTTTGGACTGATACCGAATGGGCTAAACAGATAGTTCATATAGGAAACTATACTGAATTATTAAAATCAATGAAGCCAGATAGCATTACAAGAATGGCAGCTTTTATCGCAATTATACGTCCGGGCAAAGCACATTTACAAAATAAACCTTGGCAAGAAGTGTTTGATTCTGTTTGGGATGGCGACGATTCTAAAGGATTTGTGTTTAAAAAAAGCCATTCAATTGGATATGCAATGCTGGTATCATTACATATGAATCTTGTTAGTCAGGCATCCTACGAACAAGAGTAATTGATTTTCTTTTGCTTTTTGTGCGAGCAATTTCAGCTAAACTACAAATTGGACCGTGTAAAATATCAAGATCTTTATTGATAAATGTACGTAGATAATGTTTAAAAGGCGCCCATTCTGTTTTTAAAAATATATTAATTGGTATTGATCTATTGCTTTCCCACCACCATATATTGGCTAATTCTAAGAATTCTTTTTTAATTTCCACATTACTTATACTGCCAAAATCATATATGGTAGTTATAATATCGTCTCGATTTTGAATAATTCCTATATATTCCTGATTAGCGTAGACACAGAGTGTAATGAATGGGTACTTTTCGGTTAATTTTTCAAATATTTCAGAACTCATTATTCTGTGGTTTCCTTATTATGGAATATTTATGTTCAAAATATGTTGGCTAATAAATCGCTAAATACTATCTATGTATTCCACCCAAGTTTATCTCTATCAACAACGCACACAAGTATTGTTAATGGACAGCAGTGGACAATATTTTACAGCGAGGTTCAGCCCAGTGTACGCAAAACGTTTAACAATTAATTTAGGAGTTGACAATGTTTTACTATTCAGCTTTGTCAATCAAGATCAAAAACCAGTAAATGTAACTGGTTGTACTTTTACTTTCCGTTTAACAGATACTCAAGGTACTAATTTACTATTACAAGAACCAATGACTATATTAAATGCTCCCACAGGGCAGGTAAAAGTTTTTATTCCCGCAGCCGATACCTTAGAACTAATAGCACAACCAGCATCTTATTCTATCGCTGTTCAAAGCGGAAATTTAACTCAAGCAGTTTTCACTAATGCTCAAGCTGGAGCAAGAGCACCTGTTGACTTAGTTAATTCAGTGTATCCGCAGTTTGTTCCAAGTGCTTTTCTTACTATACCAACTAACAAATTGGCAGCTCAAGGCCCATTAGATGGTGCCGGTTATCAAAACATACCCGACTGGGCAGGACCTGGATCTTGGGCCGCTAATGCCAACGGGCAATGGTATTATAATGCTTTTATCAACACAGAATTTTATTCTAGTTTTATTGTGCCAAAAAATTATGTTACGACTATACAAATGGATCTAATAGGATATACCGGAACAATCAAAGCTCAGTGGGCAGAAAATTATCAAAGCATTTGGTTCAACTGTACAGAAAGTACAACTTACTATAACGAAACAAGAACTATCCATATGAATGTTATTGGATGGTATCCTTTATTACGTTTATGTTTTAATAATTCTGTACTAGCAACACCAAATCCTCCGGGAATACCTGCGGTAGCTTATGCGGTATGTACAGAAGGTGTTGTAACTAGTGTAGTAGTTACTAACGGCGGGTCAGGATATTTGGCTCCTCCAAAAGTAGATATTTTAGGAAATGGATCCGGAGCCGTAGTAGAAGCTACTATAGGTGGTTCCGGTACTGTGACCGGTATTAATGTTATTCACGGAGGATCAGGTTATTGGCCTATTCCAGCAGGCGGAATCAACCCGGCTGCTTATCCAGTGCCTCCTGCCAACCAAGGAGCTTTTCCGGTTATATCAACTGGATTTGTCACTAACTTACTCTACAGATAGTCTTGTGTTATAGCCGAAATACTGCTATAATGTAGTATGATTGACATAGTATCTTTTTTGCCTGCGAAAAGAAAAAGTACAACATCTGGTTGGATTTCATTCAACGCTCCCTGCTGTGTACATCGCGGAGAGAATTTTGACCGCAGACAACGTGGCGGATTGAAATTAACCGCAGATAATGGATGGAGTTATCACTGCTTTAATTGTGGATTTACAGCCGGCTTTTCACTGGGTCGTAGTTTATCATTTAAGGCCCGTAATTTATTAACGTGGCTAGGTGTTGACACAATAGTTATTGAACAAATCAACATTGAAAGTCTTAGACATCGTACAATTTATGGATTGCTAGAAGAACAAAAAACTGTAATTCGAGCGGTAGAATTTGAAGAACGTGACTTACCAGCCGGCTTGGAACTCATTGATATTGACAATCCTAAACATTTACCATATATAGAGTATTTAGAAAATCGTAAAATAGACAGTATTGGATATCCTTATATGGTATCGCCTGATGCTACTGGGCGCACTGCTACTCGAATAGTAGTACCATTCACACATAATGGCATTATGGTAGGACACTCTGCTCGTTATATTGACGGAAAGTCACCAAGATTCATATCAGATATACAACATGGTTATGTTTTTGGCGCAGACTTACAAAAAGAAAATTGGACACAATTAATTGTAGTTGAAGGATTATTTGATGCTTTATCAATCAATGGTGTGGCTTTATTACATAACGATATTAACAGCCAACAAGCACAGGTAATTAATAGTTTGGGTAAAAATATAACAGTAGTACCAGATCAAGACAAAGCCGGCATGGCTGTGATAGATCGAGCAATAGAATTAGGATGGGCTGTTAGTATACCTGAGTGGCCCGCAGGCGTTAAAGATGTAAATGATGCTGTAATTATTATGGGAAAATTAGCAACTTTGCTAACTATATTACATGCCAGAGAAACTAACAAATATAAAATTGAAATAAGGAAAAAACAACTTGTTAAACGACTACAACATTGATATACAAAAATTATTTTTAGAAATGATGCTGAATGATGCTGAATCATTTGTGCGAGTACAAAACATATATAATCCCGAAAATTTTGATCGTAGTATACGAGCCGCGGCAGAATTTATTAAAACACACTATGATGAACACGGAAGTTTGCCAGTACAACAACAAATATCAGCATCAACAGGTATTAAACTTAACAAATTAGAAGATTTACCTGAAGGTAATCTCAATTGGTTTATGGAAGAATTTGAAAGTTTTACCAAGAAGGAAGAGCTTAGTCGTGCTATTTTAAAATCGTATGACATGTTGGATAAAGGAGACTTTAGTCCTGTAGAAAAACTAATCAAAGATGCGGTTCAAATCAGTTTACAAAAAGACATGGGTACAGACTATTTTGCCAATCCCAAAGAACGTAATGATAGATATTTTAATAGTGGTGGACAAGTAAGTACAGGTTGGCCAAGTTTAGATAAACTGTTATATGGCGGATTTAGTAGAGGTGAATTAAACATCTTTGCTGGGGGTTCAGGTTCGGGCAAGTCTTTAGTTATGATGAATATTGCCATTAGTTGGCTTGAGCAGGGATTGAGCGGAGCGTATATCAGTTTAGAATTAAGTGAAGAGTTAGTTGGATTACGTACTGATGCTATGTTAGCTGGGATGGGCACTAAAGACATTAGAAAAGACTTAGAATCTGCTGAGTTAAAAGTTAAAATATTTGGAAAAAAAGCCGGCAAATATCGTGTAAAAGCACTGCCAGCACAGAGTACAGTCAATGATATTCGTGCTTATGTTAAAGAAGTACAAGTTCAAACAGGTATTAACATTGATTTTTTAATGGTAGATTACTTAGACTTACTAATGCCGGTCAGCGCCAAAGTCAGTCCTAATGATTTATTCGTCAAAGACAAATATGTATCGGAAGAATTGCGTAATTTAGCCAAGGAACTTAATGTATTATTTGTAACAGCAAGTCAATTAAATCGTGCGGCAGTAGAAGAAATTGAGTTTGATCACAGTCATATTTCGGGTGGTATCAGTAAAATTAACACAGCAGATAATGTGTTTGGTATCTTCACAAGTCGTGCTATGAAAGAACGTGGCCGGTATCAATTACAATGTATGAAAACTCGTACAAGTAATGGTACAGGACAAAAGGTAGAATTAGAATACAACGTAGAAACTATGCGTATTACTGATTTGCCTGAAACAGAAGCCCCGGTAAATTCATTCAAAAAACAAAATATCTATGATAATATTAAAACACAAAGTAAAGTTATTAACAGTGAACCTATAGATACAGATATAGGAGAAACTGCCAATATCAAAGCAGATGTACAAAGTAATAAATTAAAGCAATTACTGGGACAAATCAAAGCAAATTAAAGGCATACAGTTAATTTAAAACACGCTAAATATATAAAAGGTGCCTGTAAAAATGCAGAAAAAAACACGTAGTATTTTAGAAGAATTAGAAAGTTTATATACTGAGCGAGATAATCGGCATATAATCGAAAATCGTGCTACAAATATTATTTCCAGTGCTATTAGACTACTAGAACAGATTGATTCTACTTACAGTCCAGACCAAGCAGAAAATCTTACTCGTAAATTGCTGAATGCTATAAAATTGCGTGATCCTGGTAAGTTTACCCGTACTGTAAGGAAAACAGATGCAGATTCATGAAATAACTAAAAATCAACAACTCGATGAGGGTTTACTTGATACTGTAAAATCTGCTGTAACTAATACTACATTAGGCAAAGGAATCACAGGTGCTGTAAACGCAGTTGGTGATGCTCGAGCTGCCAGACGTTCTGACCAAGCTATTACTAATCAAGTAAAAAGAAATACTCAAGCACAAAAATCCTTAGCCAACTTAAAAAGACGCGGATACAATGTGCCAGACATGAACATACGTGCTCCATTAACTACTGCCCAAGTGGCTGATAGATCCAGAGCTCAAACATTAGATGGCTCAATAGAAAACGCCAAAAAGAATCCGCAAATTATACAACAAATAAAGCAGTTAAAACCAGATTTTCAACAGTTAATTATAAGCATAGGTGCTAGAAATACAGCAGACTCAAATAATGTTAGCGAAGTGCGTCAACCAGTTAGTCCTGGTCAGTTATCAACACGAGCGTTAGATAGAAATAAATTATTAAACACACCGCAGACAACTACACCAGCTTCGGCATCTAACGATTTATCAAGTAATATACTTCAATGGTCGGAAAAAGCTATTGAAGACTTAGATAGTACTATAAAAAATACTGAGGCTAATGAAAAAATTCAATCTTCCCTCAAAGAATTAAAAACAGCAATAGCTTCCGGTAATCAAACTGCTATTGATACTGCTTATACAAATTATATGACTACGGCATTAGGCGCAAGAGATTGGATTAAAACAATTAGCAATAAGAAAACGTCAGCTGTATCTTCTACCGGAGTTGGCGCAGGAAATCTAGGCAATTTGCCACCCGGAGCTGCCGCACTAGCTCATGAATTAAACACAAATGGAGCTAAAGGTTTGGAAGATTTAGTTGGGCAAATAAATCGTCCGACTGGTGTTAGACCTTTAGATGATCTTCTAACATCGCTTGGGGTATTAAAATAATGTATAAAATACTGCTTGAGAGCGGCAATGTTTTCAAAGACAAAGAAGGTCGCTCCTTAACTCAACGAATTAATCAAACTGATATTCCTATTACTGTAGATTGGCTTGAACAATTAACCGGGCTTGATTTACGTGGAAATATAGACCCCGATACTGGCTATCCCGAGCGTTGGTTAGGTTCAACAGGTAAAAAACCCAGTTCGGGAGATTTAGATCTCCAAGTCAGTCCTACG